CGCCTTATGCTATAATTACCAAACGATTTGAGGATCATTTCATGAATCTGTCAGAGTTTATCGAAGAGTTCCGTGAGAGCGAAATCTATGAAACTGATCCACAAGACTGGCGTGGTTATCTAGCAGACGATGACTACTGGTTGCCCGACCCTGAACTTGTTTATTAAGGAGAATTATGCTTGAATTTGATGATATGGAACTGTTCCAACTTTCTTATTGTATGAGTACAATGGGAGACAAAATGATGATGGGTGGAGAAATCCGTCGTCATGCTTCTATTATGAGTAAGATTAAAGAAGAAATGGATCGACGTAAAAATGCTACGGGAGCATACACCCTGGAAGGCGTACAGCGCCAGTTGCAGCAACAAATTGATGAGATGACCAGTTGAACAAGTGGCACAGGGGGCGCTGAAATGCCCCCATATGACCCTATAATAGTCTCATAAGCAACGAACCCCATGACTGCTACCTTCGCTGACTACGCTGCCCAGCAAGACGCTAGGAACACCATCCAACTGAATGTGCGTAAGTGGACTCTGATGCTGTGTGATGCTCTGGTGGACAACTTCAAGTCCCGTAACCATGGCAAAGTCGGTGGTTATGATGCTCCTGTGTATAAGTTCTACCCCGAAGAAGGACGTAAGTATTTCAAGATCATCATGGAGACTAATTACGGTTCCCGTAGTGTTCATGCTTTTGTGGATAAGAAGACTGGTGAGGTTTATAAGTCTGCATCATTCAAAGCACCTGCCAAAGGTGTTCGTTATGACCTGCGAATCATTGAGCAGCGTGAATGGTTGCTGCAACATGCTGACTGGGCAGGTGGTTACCTTTACAAGTGATCTACTTCCTTATCATTACTGCTAGTGTTGTATGGGCAGCACTAGCACTCTTTTCACCCTGGTTCAATCATCTCAACAAGGACAATGAACGTTACTAGAGAACAACTCATCGAAGCACTCTACAATGAGTATGTGTTTTTATGTCATGATGACTTTGAACCTGGGGTTGATATTGATCCCGAAGATTATCTCACCATGTTAAAAGACATGACTTATGATGAGTTAGTTGATGAGACTTGCACCGACGATACTTATCACCTGAGTGAGTATATGGAGGCGTGGGGATGACAAGAACCCATAAACTTGTCTTCATTAGTTCATTTGTTTGGTTTCTACACTGGGGCACATGTCTATTCTCTACATTAGTGGATACGGTTATCCTAAGAGCACCTGTGAGGATGTTACCTCTTGGTTTCTGAATAACTTTTTCCCACGTCACAAGATCACGGTGGATATTGTTCATCGTGGATTGAAACGTGAGAACGTACAGGGATATTGTGATGTGGTTGGTGAGACCTATCGCCCACGTCACTTTCTGATAGAGTTGGACACTCACATGGATAGGGATTTGTATATAAAAACTCTTTTGCACGAACTGACGCACCTGGCACAGTGGGTACGCGGTTCGCTGCGACAGCGATACGGAAAATTGTGTTATTCTAAAGTACCAGTGGATAATTGGGAGTATTGGTATCAACCACATGAGATTGAAGCACGGGAGGAAGAAGAAAGGTTATTTGAGATGTACCTGACGGACAGGTTTGGACGACCAGATGAAGAAGTGTCACAGTGCTTCGGCAACCGACTCTGTGCTGCTGTATGATTACTAGGTAATCAAGGGAACACCCCATGCGTCTCCAAACCTCCGCTACCACCATCGACTTCTATCCCGTGAGCAGCGGCAAGCGTTTTGTCAAGCGCGTTATCTGGCACAAGGGTGAGGAGACTGAGATGACTTCTTTCACCACCCGCGTCAAGTCTGATGCCATTTATGACATCAATCAGTACATCGCCAACGGTGCTCAAGTCCTGGACTTTAACCTGGAAGCATACACTGGTTCTGATTACTCTCCTGTCTATTGCTAGTGTTTTACTTCTTCGCTCTCATCGTAGTCCTCGTTCACAACTTTTTTTCATGACTAACTTCACTGGTGTTTTCCTGACCGTTGAGAATCACGGTTGTGTTTATACTATCTGCACGGAGGGTGAGCTCTATTATGCTCCAATTCTTGCTAGTGGTAATGTGAATATGAATGAGTTTCATTGGGTTGATTTTGATGTTGCAGAAACGGATTATGATGAACTGGATGAGATTCAGTCTGCACTGATTGATATGATGCAACGCGCTGGATTGTATTTCCAGCAACCCGTGGCAGTTTAAGAAGTGTCACAGCACCCCTTCCTGGGGTGCTCTGATGCCCTATACTAAGTTCATCGACAGCAAACGACCGATGACCATCACCGAACGCAATCAGAAACTCTACGACCTGCGGGTTAAGATGGACAAACTCAATGCAGAGTTAGCATGGGTCAAGCAAGAGATTTGGTTGACTAATGAAGAGTATGACCGTCAGAATCGCCCTGACCTCTTCACTGAAATGTTTGGAGAATGATGACTCAAGAGGATAGAGAGTTTGTTGACTTTCTTTTCAGCAAACTGGTCAAGCATGTTGATACTGATATGCTTGACCTTCACGACTCTGATAGTTGTGACGACCACCTGATGTTTGCCCAACTCGAACTTTTCTGATGCAAAACACTCACATCGAACACCCCGAAGATTCCATCCTGACTGGTGACCTTTCAGCACTGAATTGGTTCGTCACTGATGGTAGGTTGAGTTTGAAGATTGACGGTGCTCCTGCTATTGTATGGGGACGCAATCCTGCGACTGGTAATTTCTTTGTTGGTACGAAGAGTGTATTCAACAAGGTAAAGATTAAAATCAATGAATCCCACCAGGACATTGATGATAATCATACTGGTGAAGTAGCAGAGATTCTGCATCTTTGCTTTGACTATTTGCCACGCTCTCCGTGGATTTTGCAGGGTGACTTTATCGGTGTTGGTGGTAGCGATGAGTACCAACCTAACACGATTACCTATGTCTTCCCCAGTGTGATTCGGGAGACTATCATTGTTGCTCCTCACACATATTATGATGCTGAGGATGATTTGCGTAATGCAGTTGGTCGCCCGTTGGATTTCAGTCTGACTGACACTCATCATTGTAAGTTTATCAAACCACAGTCCTGGATTGCATCAGGTGCTGACCGATTTGAGGATGTGGTTAATGTTGTGATGTTTGCCAAGCAGATGGCAACAACGTGTGAGTTTGTTGATGATAAACAAGCGCGTGAAATGAAGAAGGTTTTCAACAGTTTCATCAAAACTGGTGCTGACCTGGACGAGGAGGCACTGACGCTCGCTTGCGGATGCGACCGCAACCTAATTCGATTGTGGAAACTTGTCAAGGCTATTAAGGACGACTGTTTGAAAGTTTGTCGCAACAATGGACCTGATGCATATGTAGGATTCGACCGAATTGATGCTGAGGGTTATGTTTATTCTAATGAGTTTGGAATGTTCAAAATAGTTCGTCGGGAGGCGTTCAGTCGCGCCAACTTCAACAGCGGACGGTTTCAGACCAAATGAAGAAGTGTCACAGCATCCCTCTCTGGGGTGCTCTGATGCCCTATAATAACTTCAGTTCAAACGAAACGACATGACCGACTTCTTTGAGATTGCAGACGCTCCTGGTGAGATCTTTGACATTCCTGAGATGCAGGAACTTGATGATGAGAACAAGTTTGATGTGAATGAGTATCTGAACGCTAACTACGACTACTGATGTCTTTCGTTTCTTTTCCTACTGACCCCAACATCATGAACGACTCCGAACTTCTCCAACTGAAAGAGAACTACGCTAACATGATTCTTGACGGTATGGATATGGATAGTCTGTGTCAGTTTGCCTTTGATATGTTAATGAACAACCTGAAAGACCTTAATGAGGAAGATATGAAACAGGAAGTGACCTCTATCTATGATGAGGAAATGCTTGAATCTTTGATGCCTGTTGAATGATGGAGATGGTACAACTTTCACAGAAGGAGATCAGGATTCTCCTGGAACTCTTAGAGTCGCAAGACTTATCCAAGGTACAACAAAATGTGTTTGATTTAGTTGTACTACACGAAAAACTGACCTCTTCACAGACATACTGAAATGAATCATTCTGAGATGACGATGGACGACCGCATGGAACTGATTGATAGTATCATGGAGGACATGTGGGGACTATGTGAATGTTTTGCAGAGGCGGAGGAAGAGGACAATTGTCGTGCTGTATTTGAGGAGTTTAATGAATGGTTTGATGGAGAGGAATGTGAGGTATGGTGGGTACCTAATTTTGCAACAATCAACTGAGGTGAATGAGATGAATGAAGAGGACATTCGACAGTTTTGTAATGCATTTGAGGATTTCATGAAACATGCTGACATGGAAATGCACAAGTATGTGTATGAATCACCTGATGGTGGAAAGACTGTTTATCGGAGGAAACATGGTGATGTAGTACAGGAAGAGATTGGGAATATCTATGAACAGAAAGCAGCAGAGTTAGAGGTAACTGTTGATTATTACATGAGTGAGTTTCTATGACTGATGAAGTTAAGTTGCATTTAGCATTAATGCAAACGCAGAACATTCTGTCATTGATTGAGGGTAATCAGTATGAGGAGTATATGAAGACTCGGTTGATTACATTACAGGTTGAGATGAACCGACAGTTGAGTTTGATTTCTGCATCTAAATATGATACAATCAAGGAGCAAACCACACACTGAAATGAAAAGTCTTTATATTGTTGACTACTGGGTACCATTTCCATCATCAGAATATGGTGGAGTGATCAACCTAATTGCAGAGAACGACCATGAGGCATTTAACATTCTTTCTGAGGAAGAGAGTTATGATGATAACTATGGTCATTTAATTATGCAGAATGTGATTACAGCACAGAAGTTCACTCTTAAGGAAGACTATGAGAGTGGTATTATTGATTCATTTACGACTTAAAGAACTATGGAACAACTGTATCGCATTGAAGAATTAGGAACTAACGGTTGGGGTATTACTGATCAGACTGATGTCAAACTCACAAAAGAGCAAGCAAAAGAGCGTCTTGAGAGGAGACTTGCAGAAGGATATAATCCCAACCGATTGCGTGCTGTCCCTGATTCCCCATAAGTCACCAGAGGGATATGAGTATGAGTCAGTACAATTTAAGAGTCATGTTATTGCTGTGTGGCTTTTATGTCATCGTCGGTATATTTACAATGGTGGTGCTCCGACTCGTACCATCTGGGGATTCTACAATACAAAGACAAACCAATGGCACGCCCCTATCAATTCTAAAACAGTAGGAGATGTAATACAACTATCAAACACATCTCCTTATACTTCTATGCCTCTAAACCTTAATCCATTAGAATATGCCTTATACGCCTGAAGTCGATGATTATGTAAGATGGAACAAAGATAAACACTCAGTAGAAGGATGGGTGTATTATAAGGACTCACAATACATCACAATCGAAACAGGAGTAAAGTGTAAGGATCCTGATAACATTACTGATTGTCCTATTCATCATAAGACTCATACTTTGGTATTGTGTTTCCCTGAGTATTATCATCAATTAACATATATCAAGTCACGCAATAATAAATATGATGAGAAGTAATCCATCATAAACAGTGAAAACATTTCAAGAGTTTATTACTGAAGTAGAAGCATATAGTAATATAAGGAGTCTTGCACCTTATAGAGTAATGCCTCCATTGAAGACTAAAGATGGAAAACCTAATCCAGCACCCCAAAGGTTTTTAATTAACCCTAAGACAGGATTAGGTCCAACAGCACAGATAGCACCAATGAAGACTACTGTATTAGGACCTGATTTAAAGTCTTTACCTCATATAGATTGCCGAGGACCAGGACAGAAGTTGTGTAGTGTAATGAACCAAGCAAGATATAGTAGAGAGACAGGTAGAACACCACCTAAGATACCCTGAAAAAACAGCGCTTGCGCTTATGGGAAAAACTACGTTTTTACCAAGTTTAACCCTTATTTTACCCCTTTTTAGGGGTTTTTTATTAATTAAATATGTTTTTAAATATAAAGTAGTGTCTTATTCGTCTCAATAAGTATTCATAATAAGACTGAATAATGATATGAATTCGTATTGTTTTGTGTGATTTTATGTGTGTTAAAACCTTATAAACCCCACCATCTTATACTCTCTAAAACCTTATAAAGGGTCGGATCTTATACTCTCTAAAACCTTATAAAGACCTCATCCTTATGCAAGTTTAGCGAGCGTATCATAAGACTCGCAGTTTGTCAAGTCACACGACCGCGAAAATATCATGAGACCCACACAAAATCTAGTCGAGACTTATAAATAATGGTTATGAATCTCGACGAGACTGATACCCGCATTAGTTGAATCTCGTCGAGCTTTATGCTAGAATAACCAAGTAACCATCAGATCTCGACGAGCTTATGTACGACGACTACGATCTCGACTATACATTCGGAAACGATTATAATCTCGACGAGGATACGTACTACGAGTATTATGCGCAACTCGATGTACAAGAACTCGACGAGGAATACACACGCGACGCACGAGATTATGATGCGCTTGCGTATCGACATTATGCATGATATAATGTAACGCATGTGATGCGCTAGATTATACGCACACTCGCACCTAGACACATGTTAACACATAACAAGCGACTAGTTACTATAACGCTCAACGTCATGTGTTATGATGATTTAGACTTAGAAAGTCTAAATTGGAGAGATTTGTTAGATCTCCACGGTGACGAAGAAGTTAATAGTAACATAAAAGAATACGAAGTGGAGATATAATGTGACACTATGATTACTGTCACATCGTTATAGAAACTCATAGGGTTCATAAGTATACCTAACTCATGGGGAGTAGGGTATGCTTACTGTTCGTCGTTGTTTTATACTCAGGTCGGCTGCCGCTACGGATTCGTAGTGTTATATTTTTGCTGATACGAATCCGTATCAAAATGGGGGATATCATTCGGAGCGGACCCATAAGCACGGGTAATGGATGAATCTCCGGTTTTGTATCAGCACGAACTACGCGGTCGGACGGGGTGTGCAATACTAAGAGCATGAAAAAAGACATTCGCAACGACTCCTCCTCCTTCTACGTCCGTCGGACCTGGACCGACTTCGTGGGTCGGACCGTTAAGGTTGACCACGTTGGTCCCTACATGGAAAACCAAGACTACGCTGTCGCACTGCAAGAGCAGCACGACCGTCGTCGTCAGGTCCCCGCGACCGAGCAAATCACTAAGTGGGAATGGGTAGACGGACCCACCGCAATCGCTGACCTCGTGTTTAACTGAATCGAAAGGATTATGCTCATCAAAATGACCCAAACTCAATTGGACCTGTTTAACTCTGCTCTGGAAAGTCTCACCCAGTTCGTTATGGAAACCGATGCAGATTGGTGTATGGTTTATGACTTTATGGAAGCACAATGTGGTGACCTTCCTGACTATGCTTGGGATAAAGTTGCGGAGGTTTATGAACCTCTCATGAATGATTCCCGCTTCTGAGGTTATAATGAAAGAATTCAAGTTTGCTTTCGTTGGTGTACATAAGCGCAACGATTACCATGACATTCTTTGTTACCTTGCAGAAACTGCTGAGGAAGCGTTGAACAAATGTCAGACGATTAACCCTGACTTTGAGATACACAACTGGGGACTGTTAGACCACATGGTATAACTAACTCCCCGTGAGTTCTTTATACTCACGGACGGATGCCTGACCAGTTGGGGAACCGTCCACCACTGACCCGAAACCGTCGGACCCCGTGCTTATAATGACTTCAGTTCAAACGACCCCCATGGAAACCTTCCTGGAAACTTCCTTTCAGAATGTGCGTTCTTCTAAGCGCACCGATGAGTTTCACACTGCCCTATTGGATGAGGTTCTTAACTCTAACCCTGAGTGGGCAGAGTATGATTGGCAGTTCGAATATCGCTTGCCCGTTGATGGTTTCGGTGGCACGTTTGATATTGATATTGCTGGTTTCAGTAAGGGTGAACTTAAGGTTGCTATTTTGGGTAAAGCATTAAACTCTAATATCAGCAAAAATATCAAAAACTACGCTAACACTAGTGTAGGCGAAGCAGCACGTATTATGTTCGCTCCTAATATTGAAATGGAGAAAGTGTTGTTCATTAGTGTTCTTCCCCGTGTGGCACCCCGCTTTAATACAAAGAAAGAAGTTGTGGGGTTTGATGATGTTCTGGCAGCAAAGAACCGCACCAAAATTAATGACATTCTGACTGCACAATACGATGGGAAAGTAGAAGCAATTGACCTTTACTTTGACATTGAAGGAGTTAAGACTCTGACCGAATTTGACACCATTACTATAAACAACCTGGACACCCTGACCCTGGTGTGACAGTTGGGGAAGTGTCACACACCCCCTTGCAATCCGTCCCGATTGGTGCAATACTAAGAGCATGAAAAAACAACCCAACCTCTCCGACCTCTACTCCCGCCCCGATGTGGCGGGACGCACTGAGATCCTGACCCCTGAACCTGAGACTGCCCAACAGTCCTGGTTTGCTAAGTGGGAAGCAACCCGACCCCAAGGACAGTGGGGACGCTGGCACATCTCCGACCGCGACTGAGCGGCAGACCCTCTATAGTAAACACAGTTCAAACGAAACGACTCATGACCACCGCTCCCATGACCGCTGCTGAACTCAACGCTGCTATCGCTGCTGGCAAGTTCAAGGTCACCCGCCTCCCTGCAAAAGCACCCCGTAAGGCAGACCTGGTGATGACTCAGACCAAGGGTAACCGCTGCCGTACCAACCGCAGCAGCGGTACCAACTTCGTCACCCAGGTTCGTTAAGGATTGCAACAGGGGGTCACACCCGACCCCCTCCACCCCTTAGAATTCTCTCATACCAAACAACCCAAGCATCATGCGCAAAATCGAACAGCAAATGAACGCCGCTATCTCTAACGGCATCAACTGGCAATCTGCCAACACCGCTGTTACTTTTGACCCTGAGACTGAGACCTCTACTGTATACCTCCACGGCAACAAGATTGCAGAGGTTGGTGACTTCGGAGTTCGTCTTTGGGACGGTGGTTATCAGTCAACTACCACGAAGTCCCGTCTCAATGCTATTCTCTCAGAGCACGCAATCGCTGGTGAGAGTGTATTTCAAAAGAACTATCAGTGGTTCATTCGTTTATACAATGGCACTGAGTTCTTTATCACTGAGTTCCGCAACTCTATGAAACTGGGTACACTTTCCAATGATCTTCTGCTCGCTTGATTAACACTTATGAGGGGGGTGATTAGCACCCCCTTTACATACCTTATGTGTTCGTGATTTGGCAGTTGTTTTATATTATTAATGTTTGTTACGCGGCGCGTTAGGCCCCCCCCGTATATAAAACCCCCTAACTACCCTAAGCTATAAAGTGTTACGATCGACCTCTAAATTCTTCAACCACATATATAAAATCAAGGAACGAAAACATGAAGATGCAAAAAAATCCGGAGGAAAATTTTAGGACTGTAGAGGTCGATCCTATTAGTGGGGAGTATTATGTAACATTACCTGAGTGGGTAGTGAGTGAGTTTGGGTGGTATGAGGGTACGGTAGTGAATATGGAAGTTGAGGGGGACTGTATTGTGATAACGGAAATGAAGGGAGATTGACGTTACATAGATAATACTGTATGATCAATGATGTAATTACACTCTATTATGGCTAAAGGATTTACTGTAAAAGCAAAGGCACCGACTCCACAGAAGCGCGAAGATGTGGAGTTTGACTACGATTTAGCCCGTTCTATGGTCAGAGGGAAGTCAATTGTCTTCTGTCTACCTGGGAGGGGAGTATCGTATACGTATCTCAAAAACTTCGTACAATTGTGTTTTGACATTGTACAAATGGGAGGTAGCATTCAGATCTCGCAAGATTATTCATCGATGGTAAATTTTGCAAGATGCAAATGTTTAGGAGCGAATGTACTGCGAGGACCAGATCAGATTCCCTGGGACGGGAAGTTACAGTATGATTATCAATTATGGATTGATAGTGATATTGTGTTTAATACTGAGAAATTTCTTCAGTTAGTTTTGATGGACCAGGACATTGCGAGTGGATGGTATTGTACTGAGGACGGTCGTACTACTAGTGTTGCACATTGGATGGAGGAGGATGACTTCCGAAACAATGGTGGAGTCATGAATCATGAGACATTAGATACGATGTCACGACGTAAGAAGCCATTTACTGTTGACTATGCAGGATTTGGGTGGTTATTGATTAAGCACGGTGTATTTGAGCATAGTGAGATGAAGTATCCATGGTTTGCACCAAAGATGCAAATCTTTGAATCTGGTGAGGTTCAGGATATGTGTGGAGAGGATGTAAGTTTCTGTCTGGATGCAAAGGAAGCAGGATTTGAGATTTGGTGCGATCCTCGTATTAGAGTTGGTCACGAAAAGTCAAGAGTAATTTGATACAATGACAGAAAGGTATACAATTCTCCATAACAACAAAGTTTTATATAAGAACTTGACGGAGGAGGAATACTTTGATAGGATGGAGGACCTGTCGATAGAGTTTTATCAGACAGGTTTTCCAAGACCACAAGAACTTGAAACTAAGATTACAAAGGAGATTTAATTATGGCTATGCGTAAGGGTGGCGGTTATGTGGAAGGCGCACCGAAGAAAACTCGACAAGGGTGCAGTGTGAATACGAAGCTCGCTGCGTCTTCTCGTAATAAAGCGAAGAAGAAGTATCGCGGTCAAGGTAAAGGTTAATATCAGGAGGGGGTGTTCCCCCTCTTTTTTTATGAAAATAAATAAGAATAAGGGATAGCAACCCCTCTAAAAGTTCTGATTTGTATGAATCAGGAGCTAAAATGGGACAATCACCTGTCGATAGGAACACAGAGTACATGAGAGAGATGTGGGGAACCACAAAACTCGTGTCAGATTATGGTTCAATGTCAAATTTACCTTCAAAAAGGGTATTGACAGAGGTAATGAATGATACAGCACCTCGTCATGACCTTAAAAAGCAGACAGAACTGCACGAAAAGATACG